CGAACGTACTGGCATGGGCTACGCTGTCCACTAGCGCAGATACCCAGCTTTGGGCGCGTTATACGGTCGGTGTAGCGGCTGGTGTTGGCCGCGCTGTCATTAACGTGCAGTACGTTCAGCGTGCTGATGACGGTAGCTCAAACCCCGTTAGCGCCTAATAGCTAAACAGGGAGTAACGCTATGAGCATGCAAACCGACATAAAAAGTGTCTATCTCGGTACGACGGGGACACTTGTCAGCTATCGGACGCGTATCAGAAGTCTCGTTGTTGTATCTGGCGCTGCGGCAGGTAGTATCATTCTACGAGACGGTGGGGCTTCTGGCACCGTTGAGCTTCAAATGGACATAGCAGCGTCGGCTGCGGGTACGGGTGCGACTAACACCATCTATATCCCGGACAACGGAATTCTGTTTGAAACAGACGTACACGCTACATTGTCTGGCTGCACGGTGACTGCGTTCTATGCCTAAGACACCCGCTTGGACTCGCAAAGAAGGTAAGAACCCTGCTGGCGGTTTGAACGCCAAAGGCAGGGCTTCGTACAACAAGGCCAACCCCGGTAAGCCGGGGCTGAAGGCTCCGCAGCCTGAAGGTGGCCCTCGCCGTGACTCTTTTTGTGCTCGGATGAAAGGCATGAAAAAGAAAAACACTAGCTCAAAGACGGCAAACGATCCGAATTCACGGATCAATAAGTCGCTTCGGGCGTGGAACTGCTGACATGGCCTCACCAAAGCCGAAGAATTCTGCGCTTTGGTCGCGTGTTCAAGCGGCGGCTAAGGCCAAGTTTGATGTTCACCCTAGCGCGTATTCCAACGCATGGGCGTCCAAGGAGTACAAAAAGCGCGGTGGGTCATGGGCTGGCCCTGACAACCGGGTGAAGAAAGGTGGCTAAGGGCGGCCTTGGCAAATGGTTCGGTGAGCAGTGGGTTGATGTAAAGACTGGCAAAGAATGTGGCCGGTCAGGGGCCAGCGACAAACGCGGCTACCCCGCTTGCAGGCCCAAGGCAGCGGCAGCGAAGATGTCATCGAAGCAGAAAGCTACGATGGCAGCGAAGAAAACGGGGCCAGCCAGACAAAGCTGGCCTGTTACACCTAGCGGGAAAAGGAAAAAGTAATGCCTAAGAATCCCTACGATATCAAAATGAGCGATCTCACTGAGGATGAAATTGCGGGCGGGGAAAGCGAAGCAGAGGCTAGCAAGGTTCTTAAAGAAACTGAACCCAAAGCCGCCGCACCTAAACCCAAGGCTCCTCCACCTAAAAAAGTCCCGCCTAAGAAAATGGCGAAGGGTGGCAAAGTTCGCGGCGACGGCTGCTGCACGAAAGGCCACACGAAAGGCCGGATGATTTAAGGAGAACGGCAATGGCTGGTGACTATTCAAGCGGGATGGAAGAAAAGAAACGTGGTAAACCCCGCGAAAAAATGCGTGGGGGTACTCCTAGAGGTGGAGACTACGCTAGTGGCATGGAGGAGAAAAAATCCAAGCCTAAGCCTAAGCCTAAGCCCACTCCAAAACCTTCCGCTCCGTTTAGTTCCGCAGTAGAAGGCGAAGCTCAAGCAGCCTCACGCGAAGCTGCAAAACGTCAAGCTGCTCGTAGCGCCGCTAGCATGGCTGGTCGCGGAGCACTTGGCACCGCAGCACGGTTTGCTGGCCCTGCTGGCGCAATATACGGCGCGTATGAGCTTGGTGACGCACTGAAAGACACAAAGCCCGCGCTAGCAGCCCGCGACAAAGTGGCTGGCTTCCTTAACCGGCGCACGGAGTACAAGCAGGAGCAGGCTGACAAAGCCGCTATGGAAGCTGCGCGTAAGCGTGGTGAAGCCAAGCGGGATGCAGGTAAGCCTGACTACATGAGTCAAGTTTCTGCTAATGCACTCAAGAAGTTTCAGGACAAAGAACTTCCTGAGATGAGCGTGACTGCTCGGAAACGAGTTATGCCTGTAGCGGATGCTCCGACTAAAGCCGCACCAAAAGCCGCTCCTAAACCGAAAGTAGATCGCATGAAGGAGTTCATGGCTGATTTGGGGTCACGGAATCCAGATAACGAGGTATTTAAGCGGTTGCGCGAACGTGGCTTCGCCAAAGGCGGTCACGTAAAAGCTGACGGCTGTGCCAAGAAAGGCAAAACCCGTGGGAGGATCATCTAATGGGTAAGATGTCGGGCGAGATGGCGGCGTACTTCGCCAAGAAAGGCGAGAAAGGCCTTGCCAAGCATGAGAAGCGCGAGGCTGCGGGGAAAGAGAAAGACACCCGCAAGATCGCCAAGAAAGAAGAACGTGCTCTAAAAGGTGCTCCCAAGAAACTGCGGGAGTACGAGAAGAAGGAGCATAAGGAGATGGGCTACGCCAAAGGCGGTAAAGTCGATGGCATTGCCCGTAAGGGTAAGACCGCTTGCAAAATGATCAGGATGAAGTAATGCGTCCTTGTCGTGGTATGGGCGATATCGCCCAAAACAAAAAGCCACGCAAGACCCGCGTGAGTCGGAAAGACTCGCCTCAGATAGTAGACGTTTACGCTAAAGGCGGTCCCTGCCGTCCTCGCAAAAAAGGATAACGGCTATGCCTGATACTCACACGAGTATGATGCTTGATTACCTGATGGGACGAAGCTATTCGTCACCTAAGTACGGCATCGACTACGCTTACATAGCTCCAAAGCAAACTAATCCTCGTGACGGCGGTAACTCTTACTACAATCCGATTACGGGCGAGCTAGTAGAAGCCCCAACTAACGGTGGCGGTAGCGGAGGTATTACCGGTAAGTCTATTTCTTCTCCTGCCGCAGCTTCTGCGTCAGCGGCTCCACCTACTCAAACAGGTACACAGCCCATGATGGCTCAAGGTTATGCTGCTATGCCTAGCTACGGCGGTTACGGCGCTATGGGCGGCTATGCCGGTATGCCTAGTTACGGCGGTTATGGTGGTTATGGTTACGCTAGTCCGCAAAGCTACGGTGGTGGCTACGGTGGTTATGGTTATGCTGCCATGCCTAGCTACGGTGGTATGGGTGGCTACGGTGGTATGGGCGGTGGCTACGGCGGCGGATATATGAGTCCGGCGAGTATGTACGGCGGAATGCCCAGCTACGGAGACTACGGTGGCTATGGTGGCTATGGTGGCTACGGCGGTGGTTATATGGGCATGATGCAGCCCCGCCAGATGGGTGGTTACATGGGCATGATGCAGCCTCGCCAGATGGGTGGCGGTATGATGGGCGGTATGATGGGCGGTATGATGGGCGGTATGATGGGCGGTATGAGTGGCTACGGCGGTATGGCTGAACGGATGGGTGGCTACGCAGGCATGATGCAACGTCAGCAGCCGTATGGTTACCTGACCCCCAACGCACCACCGACAAACTATAAGCCTCCGACAACGCCTACTCAGCCAGCTCCGACTACACCTACAACTGTAGCGACGGCTCCCTCACCTACGACGACGGCTCCTAGACCTGCGGTGACCCCCGCGCCTACGACGGCTTTTAAACCGACGAATATGTTGCTATGACCACTTCAGGCACCGCTACATTTAACCTCGACCTCTCCGATATAGTCGAAGAGGCGTTTGAGCGTTGTGGTGCGGAGCTTCGGTCGGGCTATGACTTTCGTACCGCTCGCCGGTCTTTAAACCTGCTGTTTCAGGATTGGGCCAACCGGGGCGTCAACCTATGGACGCTGGAGCAGGGGACAATTCCACTTGTAGCAGGCACGGCTACCTACGCCCTGCCTGTTGATACTGTCGATCTTCTGGATCATGTGATCCGTACCGGTAGTGGTACGACTCAGGCTGACATCACTATCTCGCGTATCAGTTCGTCTACCTACGCGAGCATCCCTACGAAAACCTCTACGGGACGGCCCATCCAAGTATGGATCAAGCGGTTGGAATCCCCAGAGATTACCGTGTGGCCTGTACCGGATACCTCACAGCCGTACACCTTTGTGTACTGGCGACTGCGGCGTATGCAGGATGCCGGGTCAGCTACTAACACGATGGATGTGCCGTTCAGGTTCCTTCCCGCGTTGGTCTGTGGGCTTGCGTACTACCTGTCGATGAAAATCCCTGACGCTATGGTGCGGATGGAAGTACTCAAAGCGCAGTACGACGAGGCGTGGAACACCGCTTCTGAAGAAGATCGCGAGAAGGCCCCAGTGCGGTTTGTACCGCGCTATATGTTCGGAAACTGACCGTGGCTAATCAGTTTGCGACAGGCAAACGAGCGATAGCACAGTGTGACCGCTGTGGGTTTCGCTACAAGCTGAAGCAACTCAAGACCCTGACTATCAAGACCAAGAACGTCAACATTCTGGTCTGTCCGTCGTGCTGGGAACCCGACCATCCGCAGTTGCAGTTGGGCATGTACCCCGTAAACGACCCGCAGGCGTTGCGGAATCCGCGACGAGATACAACGTACCAAGTCTCTGGTACACTCGCTAATGGAAATCATGGTGAAGGTAGCCGGATTATCCAGTGGGGCTGGGCACCTGTTGGGGGGAGCACCAACCCAGATCAGCTTCTTACCCCAAACTATATTCGTCTGACTCTGCACCTTGGGTCAGTTACTGTGGTGGTGACATAGGAGAATACTATGAAAGGTAAGGCATGTGGCGGCAAAACGGCGAAAGGCTACGCTGCTGGCGGTAAGACTAATCTGCAAATGCGGATGCTCGGACGTAATCGAGCCAAGATAGCTAATCAAGGTGATTCCCGAAAGTCTGGTCGCCGGGGAGGCTGATATGGCTACCACAACCTATAGCCAGCCCAAGCCGAACAAAAACTCCCTTGGTCAAAACGGTTACCCGCAGAAGGGTATCAAGACCACTGGGGTTAAGACTCGCGGCAATGGCGCAGCTACCAAGGGCACTACCGCTCGCGGCCCTATGGCGTAAGTTCTTATGAACTACGCGCAATTGCAGGCTGCGATAGCAGGCTACGTCGAGAACCCAGATGCGACGTTCGCCGCGCAAATACCGCTGTTCATTCGGCAGGCGGAAACTCGCATCTTCAACTCGGTGCAGTTTCCTTCTTTGCGGAAGAACGTGACCGGCACGGTCACATCAGGCAACGCATACCTCAGTTGCCCAGATGACTTTCTGGCGGTGTATTCACTCGCTGTTATTGACGGTACGGGGCAGTATTCGTACCTCCTTAATAAGGATGTGAACTTCATACGTGAGGCTTATACCTCACCCGCTACCACGGGCCTGCCGAAGTTCTATGCGCTGTTCGGCCCGCAGTCTGCGGCACCTACGGAACTGTCGTTTATCCTTGGTCCCACACCGGGGTCGGGCTACACGATGGAGCTTCACTACTTCTTCTACCCGGAGTCGATCACTACGGCGGCTTCTGGGCAGACATGGCTGGGTGACAACTTTGATCCTGTTCTCCTGTATGGCTCTCTTGTTGAGGCGTATACCTATCTGAAGGGTGAGCCTGACCTCCTGCAACTCTATGACGGGAAGTACAAAGAAGCCCTCACTATGGCGAAACGCCTTGGAGATGGTATGGAGCGTCAGGATGCTTACCGGTCTGGGCAGTTCCGGCAGCCGGTGAACTGACATGGCGATCTCACAGACCACCACAGATGCGTTCCAAGCCCAAGCCCTGACCGGGACGTTTTATCTGGCGCTATATACAAGTTCAGCAACACTGAACAGTTCTACAACTGTGTACACGACTACGGACGAAGTGTCTGGTGGTGGCTACACGGCTGGTGGCGTGGCTCTTACTTTATCGGTAGGCCCGACTACTACAGACGGAACGACCTACATTTCGTTTAACAACGCTGTCTGGTCGCCCGCGTCTTTCACCGCTCGCGGCGGTCTCATCTACAACACGGCGCAGAGCAATCAGGCAGTTGCCGTGCTGGACTTCGGTGCAGACAAAACGGCGACGAATACGTTCACCGTGCAGTTCCCCGCAGCGACATCTACTACGGCGATCCTCAGAGTAGTACGGGGCTAACCCGTGGCCCTGATACTTTTACCGGGATGGGGATTGGCGGCAGGCGGCGGCGCATATTTGGATGGTCCCGCTCTTGTCGCAGAGAGCTTCAGCAGTGGATCGGTAGGGAATACCTACCAAGGGAAAACACGCTGGACATACAGTGACACGCGGGCGCGGACGGGGACGAAAAGCGGCAGAATTCAATTGTCGCTAGGCCAGCCGCCCGGAACGTGTGGGGGCGCGCATGAGTTTGGTGGCCGCCTGACTCTCCCGACACTGATCCCCGAGGGATACAACGTCTGGTATCGCGCCTATTTTTACCTGCCGTCCACCATGCCGATGGGCTACTGCTTTAGTGGTAGTGATGACGCAGATGCCGCAACGTGCGGAAAGTCCGCTGACGGGCCGGGCCATACAAAATGGATGGTAATGGCTCCAGATACTGGCACAGCAAGGCTTTATATGAATCTGCGAATGCCTCGTCGCGCAATGGGCTTGAACAACGGCTATCACCTCATATCTGAAGCCCAGCAAACCGAAGGAGACTACATAAACACGACGCTCGTTATTCCTCGTGACGAGTGGTTCTGCCTACAGGTTCATATTTACTTGAGTTCCGTCACAAATGGTGGATTCATACGGGGATGGATGAACGACACCTATCTCGGGCAGCACTCAAAGAAAACACTGGCGAACAGCGCTTACAAGCTCAAGGAGTGGGGCATTGGGTCGTATTGGAACGGCGTGCCGTGGACGGATGGCGATGTGTCACGCACTGACATGTTTTGGGTGGACGATATGATCGTCGCTACGGACTATCCGGGGTACGGAGCGCCGACAACGCAAGATTCTGGTGGACGGTATTTCATTCACCCCGACGCCACGGCGGAGGATGTCGGCTGATGGCGGGGACGTAAATGGCTATCACAAATATAACCACCGCCAACCAGACAACGGACGAAACCGATCCGATTGATTGCTCGATAGTTGTTACAGACGGTGCGGGGAATAACCGGAAAGTCATTGTCTTTATCACGGAAGAGCGGGTACCCACACAGACTGTTGTACCGACACTAAATGGAGTTAGTGGGGTATTAGTGCGTACAGAATCTAGTTCAGCTTTACGCGTTTCGCTTTTTGAGTGGAACGATACAAATCTTCCCGCAACAAGCGGGACATACACTGTCTCATGGGCTGTTAATGGCAGTAACGCAGCGTTATCTGTTTTATCCTGCTCGGGGGCTAAGCAAATTAGCTGTGCTTGCCCCAGTGCTCAGAGCGGTTTTCCGGGGGTAAATCCTCCAGCTTTTAATTTAGTAGCTGATGCAAACTCCGTTGCAATAATAGGTTTTGTGGACCAAAGTTCCACTGCGGTACTTACCCCCGGAGCGAATCAGGTAGATATTTTAGCCACCACAGATACTGGCAGTGCAGCGCATGCTGCAAGTTACAACGTAACTAATCTTACGTTAAGGTATACAAGACTGGTAAACAATGCTATGGCTAGCGTGGCTGCTGCTATTGAGCCTTATTACGAAGTACCTGTTGGTTGGACCGGGGTATAATGTTTCATGGCTATATCACACGCATTTTCAAACGCTATCCCAGATGGGACGAACACCAATATCGTTCGTCCGTCTGACTGGAACTCAGCTCATAATCAGTACTACACCCTGTCTGGCAACACGCTGGGTGCAAGCACGGTCAGCGGGACCAATGTCGTTTTTCAGGGTTCGGGTAACGTAAGCCTGTCGGGTACAGGTCAGACCATCGTTCTATATGCTACGGGCGGCGGTACGCAGTCTGTTCAGACGCAGGCTTCAGGAGGAATTGCAGGGACAGGATTCACCAGTACGACAACTACGGGTACGGCGATTGTCGGGACGCAGAATAGTCTCGGATTGAGTTTGGGTGTACCGGCGTTTGTCACAAGCGCGGGGGGTGGCGGTGTAGCAATCGGGGCGAGTACTCAAACCGCGACTTCTGGTACTGTTAACTTTGCCAATTCCAACGGTATCTCGTTCGGGATGTCTGGTAGTAACCAGATTACGGCTAGCTACGCAGTCTCCGCACTGTCCAACGGCAATAACATTACTATCTCAAATACTGGCTCAAGCGTCGGTATCTCAGCGCAGGCGGTAGCCGCAGCGGCAGGCACTCAAACGGCAACTAGCGGCACAGTTAACTTTGCTAATTCCAACAACATTACGTTCGGGATGTCTGGTAGCAGCCAGATCACGGCTAGCTTTTCTCAGTCTGTTCAGACGCAGGCTTCAGGAAATATCGTTGGCTCAGGCTTCACCAGTACGACTACAACGGGTACGGCTGTTGTAGGAACTCAAAACAGTGCGGGTTTGAGTCTTGGTGTACCCGCCTATCTGACTACGCAGTCTGTTCAGACTCAGGCCTCCGGGAACATAGCTCGTACAGGCTTTACCAGCACAACAACCGCTGGCACT